ATTTATTTTGCCGGCTTGCTTGCCGGTCCTTTGGACATTAGCGGCGCTTTCAGCGCCTGCCAGACCGGCGCCGGCGACGTTGCCCATAGTGGCCATTGCACCAGCCGGGGTAGAGGCGTCAAATTTGCCGGCAAGTATAGGATTGATGTTCGCGTTCCGTAAGTCCGCCATACGGCGCGTGACGGCTGAGTTAGACATTCTCTCTTGAAACGCACGGTTTTCCCTCGCGATACGTTCGTTAGATTTATTTGCTTTTGATTGACCCTTGGCGGAGAAAACACCGCCCAAGAGGCTGGTGGCGGCGCCGCCCAACGGCCCTAAGAAGGCCGGGGCTGCCATTCTGGCTGCTACGCTTGCGCCGCCGAAGCCAGCCATCAGAGTCTGGTCAGGCCAGGTACGCCGAACGTCGGTAGCGGACGAGCCGCTTTAATGTGGTGATAGAAGTCCGCGATCATATGAGGCTCTGAGGCGATCGCTATAGCACGATCGAGTGGAATCGCGGTGTTGGCCTCAATGAACGTCGCTCCGAGCGCTGGCAGCGTTGCGAAATCCTCTGAGAGGTGCCAGGACTCGAGCGTCCCGACCGTGGGTGTACCACCACTGCTTGCGGGACGCATTACATTCGTAAGTTTTGAGCTTAAGTACCGATGTTCATCGTATCGGCCCGTGTAGCCGAACACGAGGTCATCGGTTGCAGGAGTCCCGGTTCCCGTGATCCAGATTTCGGAATTGAGTACGGATTGTTCACCGATATTTGCCAATTCCGGGTAGACGAAGTCATACCTTGTTGTTTTCGACCAATAACGGTCGACCCCCTGGGAGTAAGATATATCGCCGCGAAGATTGCCGAGGATAATTACCACGCCATGTTCGACGAACGATTTTGACCAGCTGTGATTTCCAGAGGCTGTGCCATACGCGGCCAGATTGCCAAGTTTGTCGTTTGCAGCTGGTGTTGGTTGCGCGGATTGCTGTTGTACAGCCGTTACATTTACGGCGGTCGTCCCGCCGCCGAGATATTCCGCGCGTTGTAGACGGAAGTCGGGTGAGACTACACCCCATCGTGCCTTAAGCGACTCGACATAGCGAGTACCGCTGCGAGCGTCCCGCTCGAGCACGTGTTGAGTTGCGAACGCCAATCGAATGTCGTTCACATTCGCAGCCGTGGCACTTGCCAGGTCTGCATAGACCATAAGGTCTTCGTCGGTGGCCCCCGTTTCGAAGGCCACGACGGACGTATTCGACCCGAATACGTGGTTTGCATAAGTTTGGTTTGGATTATCTGTTTCGTGAGAAGTGCTAGCGCCTAAGCCGCTAAGAATTGTTGACGTGTCTTGAATCGCTATGCCCACTATCGGGGCCTGCGTGCCGAGCGGCAAAGCCACCGCTGTGCCGCGTTGCGGCGCCGGCAGACACGAAGTGAAATAGTCGAAACGCTTACCGCGTGGTCGAACTATTGAGTAGTAAGTTGCCAAATCGTCCGGGCCATTGCCCGTTTGTAGAGATAGACTGTTTTGCAACGTAGCCGAACGGAACCAGTCGTTCCAGATTTTGTTGTATGCACGGAACGGCAGAGCAGAAACCGGCACATTGTTTGGTATCGCAAGAGTCGGCAAGCCGAAGTAGTCCCATAGCTCACCCAAGCCGGTATTCGTGGCAGCCGCCGACGAAATTATCGGTATTGTGAAAGAGATTGAATCGCCCGGATCGTCCTGGGCACCATGAAATTTTTCATGGTTAACCCACAACGTCCGATACGGGACGAAAAACGCGAACGTGTCGAAGTAAAGATTATCCAGAATAGGAAGAAGCGGCGTTGCTAGCCGCATGAAGAAGTTCGTGTTTACCCGGAAGGTGTCCCCCGGGATTATGTCTATTGGTTGGCAGATGGGCACCAAGTCATCCGCGTCAAACGCGGTTTTGTGCCCATGCGAAAGGTTGAAGGTCGAGCGTGGAACATTCACGCTCGGCGTCTGAGAGAAGTTATGTTGAGAGCGCATTATTGTATTTCATCCGCAGCATACGGCAGACGGCCATTCGCCTTATAAAATTCTGCCGGTGTAAGGCCGCCCATGTCTTCGTCAGGACGGAGTGTTGTGTCTGATTGCGAAATGGCCTCCAGAGCAGTGCAGAGGCATTCATTAGCCTCGTCACGAAGGTCGCCATTTTCGTTATTGAAGATTCCGAGCCTCCACAAGGAGTAATGCTCGGGATGTTTTGCGATTGGATGATCTTTTGACATTGCGATGTCTTGGAATTCGCGCCGGACCATGCCGTCACTCAGTCCGAAGAAAGGTTTTTCATAGATACCTGAACAGGTATCGAAGATTGCATAGCATTGTACTTTCATTAGAGAGCCCTCTTTAGTCGGTCTTGTTGCGCTCGCGCGCAGATGTATTTATCGCGTAGACGTTCCGGAGTGAAGTCGTCGCGGTGAGATTGCATGAATCTTTCACGTAGTGATTTAACCAGTACAAGTGTCTCTGGATCCTCTGATTCGAGGATGTTTTGATAATAGCGGGGTACAAGCTGGACAGTGCCGTGTCCCGGGACAGGCGTTTCATCCGATGGGAAGATGTCATTCTTGAACTCCGCATAGTATTGCGCTCCTAAGCCGCAAGGCTTTGTTCGACCAGTTGACATACGAATATATTCGGGTCTAAGCCAGTAGGCTTCTCCGTGCTCATCGCAACGGAGATAATGGTCGTCGGCACGTTTGCCGGTAATTTTTTTGAAGCAGTATCCTGCTGTATAAGATGCTGTTTCGAAATTGAGTTCGGCCACGGTTGAGAATCCGTAAGGCCAGAGTTTTTCGAGAGAAGGGCTCGTGTACGTATAGAAGCCTTCGTTATCTTCGAAGAGTTGTTGATCGTCGAACGAATGATTGAACAGACATACGTGATAGTGAGGTCGTTCGTTTTCGTCGCCGTATTCGCCACAGTAGAAGTAGCGAATTTTATGTTTGTTTTGTTTGCGCAGAGCGCGTATGAATTTCGACACGTGTGACGGTTGTAACGAGAAGTCAGCAGGGATGAAGTGTCCCTTTTTGTATTGTTCGTCTGTACATTCAGAGGGGTCACGATAGGTGAGAGTAACCCACGAATTGCCGTTGTGATCGAGGTGCACGTAAGACTCGTGGACAATCCTAATTGCCCACATGATGCGAGAATCCACGCGACAGCCAAGGCAGCTACCGCAAGCCACTTCCATTTTTTCGTGGCCCAAGCGGTGATCGAATGTAAGTCCACCAGAGATTGCGTCCTTATAGCCTTTAAGCGGCGTGTAACATGGCATACCTATAACTACTAGGGTAAGCGATCGCTTACCCCTAGAGCCTATAGCCGCCGCGTTGATTAGGCGAGCGGTTGTTTTTCGGATGCGTTCGCGCATTCCGTTTGAAGTTACGCTTAGATGAGCGTTTGGTCATTCGACGTCGTCTCATTTTGGAGCCTCGTATGCGAAGGAGCAGAGTTCTGCCAGGTTCCTTGAATTTTGAGAGATTGTTGCGGGCGTTGAGTTCAGATTAACGAACGAGCTGTCCCCATCGACGCCGCATTGCAGCGACGTGACGGAGCAGCCCATCAACGCGGGAAAGAGGGTAACCGCACAGATCAGTTTGTATTTGATTTCAAACCCCTTTTCTTTTTCCCCCACCTTTGGGGGAAAGAGATATTATTTTATATCATATTTTTTTGTTTTTTTATACTCGCCCAGACGGATCGGACCCAGTTTCGTAACCTCATTGGGACCTCCTGCCGTCTGGGCTCGTGTTTTTGTCGGTGCCCGACAGTTTTGCGCTCCCGTTGTGAGCTTTTTATTGTGCGTTGCACAATTTATGGGGCACATAGCTAAATGTACCCCATTTTTATTTTTTTAGGCGCCCTGGAGGGACCAGTGCGCCAGTACAGGATCAAGTAGGTTCTGTACTAGTTGCTGCTACCGCAGCTTCCGGAGCCATTTCAGGCTCCGGTTCGTCAGCTTCAGGCGCTGACGTTTGTATTATTTGTCTGCCAGGTGCTGCTAGCGCCGGCAGTTTTTTCCGGAGATCACCTTTATTGTCCGGATGATTTACGAAATCAAAGAATTTCGCCGGAGATTGTTGAAATTCGGTACGAATTTCAGCGGGCAGTTCATCGAAGATTTCACGCCCTTTTGTGAGCATTTGTGTCTGCTCAAAGAAATCGAAGTCCGAGAAGTCTGCATACACGCCTTCGAATTTCTGTAGATGTGAGATGGTCCCAGCGCGATCCGCGCGGGCCATTATTTTTTCGATGTTTGTCTCATCAGCAAACGATTGTTTTGTGCGACCGTCATCATAGACGGGCGCTTTTACGAGCTTTAATAATTGCGCTCGTGTGAATTTTTTTGTGCTTTGTGCTGCCAGGGCAGCTATTTTAAGAGACATTTTATTTCCTTGAGAACATGCCGCGCGCGGACGATGCCGGCGTTTGGTAGAGCTGAGCCCGGCGTAATAGTTTGCCCTCGGCGCCCTTATATATTTCGGCGTCGAGGACTTTAAGTTGTTCATCGAGTTGAGTTTGAATTGCGGCCTGCCTAGCATTTTGGACGGCCGTATTAGTTTGTTCGTTTATGAGTGCTTTTTGCTTTGCCAGCATGTCTATTTGAGAAAGTATCATTGCTTTTTCGTAATTTATTTTGCCGGCTTGCTT